CTGCTCCTGGCGTGCCTGCGTAACCATCCTGAGTCGCTGCGAGTCAGCGGCTTGGAATGACTACAGCGGAGCCTCAGTAATGCCCTGCCACATCTGCAAACAACCCGATTGCCCTGGACCTGATGTTTGCTGCGCTCCTGTGGTGCAAGCAGATGAAGAGGCTGCACCAATGGACAAAGACACGGAAAAGCTGATCCGGGATTTTCTGGACGGCGAAGACAAACCCGGCGCTCCAGCGTCTGAATGAATTAAACGAGAGGAATTGAAATGTCCGCTATCGAAGTGCTTATTTGTGTCGTCATCGCGGCAATCGTTCTGGTCTTCACGAATACGGCGGCGTATCGGATGGCCGAAGGCGACATAACAAAGTCGTGTGAAACGGTTGGCAAGTTCTACATCCAACGCGGCATTGAGACAAGGCTGTATTCCTGCGCGAAGGAAGGCAAATGACCCACCCTGACACCTCCCCCGCCCAGGAAGTCCGCGAGCTGATGGGCTGGGTACTCATCGCGGTCATACGCCTTGTTGCGATATGCGTTATGGCCTTTTTTTCTGTGCTTTTGTGGACTGTTTATCAAGGAGTGATGTGATGGCGCCAAGATTGGAAAGCGGGCACTTGATGCTCGACCTGTACGAACTGCTTACCGCGCTGCCAACTGGGGATCGTGTCAGGATCGTTGACGCTCTGGCTTGTCAAGACGAAGTGATTAACGAGGTGATGAATCAGGTCATCGACGGCTGGACAACTGAAGGCAGTCACGCCGGGACAAGCTTCGGAGGAAACCCCGATGCGGTTTACGGCATCGACGGGGCGAGGATGCGTATTGCCAAGGCATCCAGCGAAATCGCCGCCACGGAAATCAGGCGACTGGCCGAAGAGTTGGAGCGCGTCAAAGCCCGCATGGACGAGGGCTGGAAGGCGTACCACGAACAGATCGGCCTGTCGCGGAAGTATGGGCAGTGAACCCCATCAACTGGAAGAGCGTAGTTCAACTTCGCCGCGCCTACAACGCATGGCTACTTCGCAATATCAACCCTCTCTGCCCTCACGACGAAATGATAAAGCTCGTTTTGAAGGCAAATGATTTATCCAAGGAGCAAGCATGCTGACCGTTAATCAGAAATCCTGGCACTACCAATTAGCCGACTTCGCGGGTCTTGCCGTCTATCGAGGACGGACGGACATTTGCTCCTACCTGCGAAAAGTCGCGCTCGGCATCTTGTTGATGCTTGTAGTAATCGCCCTTGCGTGCGCCTTAATTGTTGTGTTTGTGATGCTGCCGATGTTTCAAATACTCACTTGGGTATTTCACGACATTTGGGTGCATGCAATGCCGGGCGCGGTTGTTATCTATTTAACTAGCGCCATTGCCGGACCTATCGCCGTGTTCTACGGCGCTAAGCACTGGCTCAGTAAGGCGGTAAAACGCGAAACTGTTGTGGCCGCAGCCTATCGCGGCTGGAAAGAAAAGACCTGTGTTCTGGTCGAAATCAAGGACGGCAAGTGACCCACCCTTTCATCACCTGTGCGCTACTTCGCGCATTCGGTTTCGTTTAACTCAAAGAGGGAATTTATGAACGCAGACACCGCAGAACTTACTTTGATCGAGGCCGAGCCAGCACGCGAACTGACCACGCCGCCCGCCGACCGCTCCCCAATGGGCCAGATGGTCACAGCCATGCAGAAAGGCGCAAGCCTGGCCGATGTGCGGGAAATGATGACCATCCAGCGGGAATGGGAGGCAGGCGAAGCGCGCAAGGCTTACAACGTCGCCTTCTCCAAATTCAAGGCCGAGGCTGTCCACATCGTCAAGAACCGGCAAGTCACAGACGGCCCACTCAAAGGCAAGTCCTACGCGGAACTGCACTCCGTGGTTGACGCCCTGACCCCGGCCCTATCGCGTCACGAGCTGTCCGCAAGCTGGAAGTTGACCAAAGACGACAAGGACTGGATGGAAGTCACCTGTTACCTGCGGCACTCGCAGGGGCATGAAGAATCCGCGTCAATGGGCGGGCCTCCCGACTCTGGCGGCGCGAAGAACAAGATTCAGGAGCGCGCGTCCACAAAGAGCTATCTGGAGCGCTACACCCTCAAGGCGATCTGCGGGGTAGCCGAGGGCGGCGAGGACAACGATGGTGCAGGCGCTGGCAAAGCACCCGAGGTGCCGGCTGAATTGCTGGCGGCTGCGCGTGACGCCTCTATGCTGGGCTGGAAGGCCCTGGCGCAGTTCATCAAGGACCGCACCGAGGCGGAAGTCAAGTTGCTGGAGCCTGAGTCCGACAAACTCAAGGCCGCAGCCAAAGCCGCCGACAAGGCAGCAAAGGGGGCGGCATGATCGAACACGACTTCGACCAAGGCACGCCCGAATGGCTGGAGGCCCGCAAGGGCTGCATTACTGGCTCGCGCTTCAAGGATGCCCGCGACAAACTCAAGAGCGGCCTTCCGTCAAAAGCCTGCCTGGCCTATGCCTATGACGTTGCCCGCGAACGGTGCGGCGGCAATGCCCCGCAGAAATTCCAAAGCGCCGCGATGCGCATGGGGACGGAGCAGGAGTCTCCTGCACGCCGCGCCTATGAAGGCCGCACCCGCAATCTGGTGCAGGAGGTTGGATTCTTCACCACCGACGACAAGGTTTTCGGACTCAGCCCGGACGGCCTGATTGACGAAGACGGCGTGCTGGAAATCAAGACGATGGTCAGCAGCGACACCCTGTTTTGCGCCGTGGCCGATGGCGACCTGTCGGCCTACATGGACCAGTGCATGGGCTATCTCTGGCTGCTGGGTCGCAAGTGGGTTGACCTTGTGCTGTGGGTGCCGGACCTGGACTTTATGCAGATCCACCGCATCGAGCGCGACGAAGACGCCATCGAAGAATTGGAGGCCGACATGCTGGCCTTCCGCAAGCTGGTTGACGAGTGCGAGACGAAACTGCGCGCCGCGATCAAAACCCCCGAACTTCAACCCGCCTGAGGACCATCATGGAAGTATTGGACAAACCAAAATCTGCCGTTGCCGAGTACCAGCCGTTCTATGCGCAACTGGCGCAACTGGAAGCCGACAACACCGCCCTCGTTTTCGATTACGAAAGCAAGAAAGGCAACAAGGAGGCGCGCAGCCACGTCAACACTCTGCGGCTGACTAAGGGGGCGCTGGAGCGCACCCGCAAGGCCGCGAAAGACGAGTCCCTGCGCATTGGTCGCGCCGTGGACGCCGAGGCCAAGGAAATCGAGCGCCGCATTGACGCAATGATTTCCGTCCACCAGGCCGAGATTGACAAGATCGAGCAGCGCGAGAAAGACCGGCTCGCGGCGCATCAAGAAAAGCTAGCCGTCCTGTCTTTCGTCCATGTGGGTAAGACCGCCGCCGACTACCGTTTCCACATCAAGACGCTGGAGTCCACCGTCATTGATGACAAGTGGGAAGAGTTCACCGCCGAAGCCGCGAAGGCAAAGGACGCATCACTGGCAGAGCACCGCCGCCTGCTGGAAGCGCGGGAACTGGCCGACTCCGAAGCCGCCGAACTGGCCCGCCTGCGCGCTGAAGCCGCCGCCCGCCAGCAGAAGGAACGCGACGAAGCCATTGCCAGGGAAGCAGAAGAACGCGCCGCTGCGCAGGCCGAGAAGCAAGCCAAGGCCGAACGCGAAGCCGCCGAGCGCCGCGAACTGGAATTGAAGCTGGCCGCAGAAAGCGCCGAGCGCCGCCGCGTCGAAGCAGAGCAAAAGGCTGAGCGCGACAAGAAGGCCGCCGCCGAACTGGCAGAGCGCCAGCGTGTGCAGGCCGTCGAAGCCGAGAAGGCCCGCGTTGCCGCCGCCGCCAAAGCCGAGGCCGAAGCACTCGCGAAGCGCGAAGCAAACAAGGCCCATCGGGGACGGATCAACCGGGCCGCGCTCGCCGCCCTCGTCGCTGGCGGTATCGCCGAAGACGCCGCAAAAGCCTGCATCGAACTGATCGCTAAAGGCTCCATCCCTGCTGTCCAAATTAACTACTGAGGAAATCATGGCATCACTCGTCGGACTTTTCACCCTTGGCCGCGATGCGGAACTTCGCTCCACGCAAGGCGGCGATCAAGTCGCATCCCTGGCTCTGGCCTACAACTACGGACGCAAGGGCCAGGACAACAAAACGCCCAGCCAGTGGGTCGATGCGGCTCTGTGGGGCGAGCGCGCCGTAAAACTCAATGAGTACCTCACCAAAGGCACTCAGTTCTACATGCAACTGGATGACCTGCACGTCGAGACTTACGACAAGCGCGACGGCGGGCAAGGCGTGAAGCTGGTAGCCCGCGTGAACCAGATTGAGTTTGTGCGCGGCCAGGCTCAACGTCCAGCCGCGCCACCTCCTGCGCCCAAGCCTGCCGCGTCCGCGCCGAAACCGGCTAGCGGATTCGATGACATGACCGACGATTCGATCCCGTTCTAAATCATGAGCGAAGAAGTCATTGCTTACAGGAAGCACATGAATCTCAAGTTGGCAGCGCAGGAGCTTGGGATTGCATGGCAAACGCTTTATTGCCGGCTCAAAGCTATCGGCGAGCCGGTGACCGGCGACAAACTGCGATACGGCAGTGACCGCGACCGCCTAGCCGCCATGAGCGAAGTCGAGTTTCTCAGGTTGGTTCCATTTGCAACGGCTATGAACCAGCGTCAGTTTCAGTCCAAATTCGACTTCGATGTACTGGGCTGGAAGGTCGATGTGAAGGCGTCTCTGCCGCGTCAACTTAACAGGCGATTTGCGGCCAAGTCATGGTCGTTTTCGTTCAAGAAACAGTCTCTGATCTGCGACTTCATCTGCTGCTTTTGCATGGATGAAGCAAAGGCTGTTGAGCGAGTTCTACTTGTGCCGAGCGAGTTCTTTCAGGGATTGCAAACCGTGTCCGTGTCGCGGGCAGGCTCAAGCAAGTGGCTCGACTACACGATTGAACCAAATGAACTTGCGAAGTTCTTCTCGTCGCTTCCCGCCTAAGTTTTGCCGCCCTCACCCCATGCACTCCAGTACCGCCGCTAGCAACAAAGGGACCGCTTGCAGGGGTGCGGGGCCGCTGAGTTTTATGTTTGGAGATTAGTCCATGGTCCACTATCACGGTCTGCCGATCACGCCAGAAACAGCCGCCGTCAAGGCGCTGGAGGCTGGGCATGCGTTCGTGAGTTTCGCAACTCCGATGCAGTTGCGCGTGGCCGCAGAAGTTTGCCAGTCGTTCGCCGTGGACAACGGGGCGTTCAGCGCCTGGAAGCAGGGCCGACCGATTCAAGACTGGACGCCGTTCTACGAATGGGCCGCAGCCTGCAAACTAATCCCGTCCTGCGACTTCGCTGTCGTGCCGGATGTGATCGACGGCGACGAGATTGCAAATGACCTCCTGCTGGCTGAGTGGCCCCTGCCGCGCTGGTTCGGTGCGCCGGTCTGGCACATGCACGAAAGCATGGAGCGACTGGAGCGCCTTGCCTCATCGTGGCCGCGCGTTTGCATCGGCAGCTCGGGCGCTTACGCCACTATCGGCACCGCTGAATGGTGGGGCCGTATATCGCAGGCCATGCGGGTTGTCTGCAACGACGAGGGCCAGCCGCTGGTGAAGTTGCACGGCCTGCGGATGCTCAACCCGGCAATCTTCACGCGCATCCCGTTCACCAGCGCCGACAGCACCAACATAGGTAGAAACATCGGTATCGACCAAGCCTGGAAAGGCACTTACACGCCCATGACCAAAGAGGCTCGGGCGATAACGATTCGCTCAAGGGTCGAGGCGAACAACGCGCCCAACCACTTCGACTTCAATTTTGTTCCCGAAATCCAAACCGCATCCCAAGGAGAACTACTGTGATCATCGCAATCCTCATCTACGCCGCCGCTAGCAACAACGGGACCTCTTGCATTGGTGATGGCCGCAATCTTTACCCATAAGGATAAATATGACCTCACCTGAAACCCTACTTCCCCAAGCGGCGACAGATGCCGCAATGAAACTTGCAATGGACACACTCAAGCAAGTGCCAAAAGGCGACCCGCAAGTTCTTGAGGCGCATCTGACCGCTGTTCTCATCGTGTTCTGGGGTGCGCTGTGGGGCACCTTGGGAACGGAGTATGCGCGGGGCTTTATCGAGGCCCAGCTTCGGAGCATGGAAGACGATGTTCCGCATGACGTTTTCGTTGAAGCAAAGGCGCACTGATATGACCTCAACTGAAAAATTGGCTACACCTGACTCTGTGATCGAGTTGATCGAGAAGATCGCTGTTGAGTGGGACGGCTGCGAATACGACGCGCCGGGCGAATCTCTCGACATTGGCGATGCGATCCGCCGTAAAGGTTTTCCGCTCGCTCACGCCC